TCAAAAAGTGTGGAAACATCCACTTCCCTGCCGCCGCTAAAATCGTGTGTCTGCGGGTTGTGGCAGCCGGGGCAGTTGTGCCGGCACCCCTGAACGAATACGACATAGCGGATACCGGGGCCGTCAGTTATGCTGTCGGGAATGAGACCAGCAAGTCTTATGTTCATATCAGTCTCCTAAAAATCCCCCGTACTGGAGGAGCCGGAACCAGTACGGGGGACTATTATAAAGCCGCTGGGCGGGGCGGCTTACCCGATGCTGAAAGTGATTGTCTTAACCGCGGTCTTTGTCCCGTTCAGATTGGTCAGGGCAATACTGAACGTGACATCTCCAGAGGACGCTGGAGTACCGCTAAGTACAAGACTGCTTCCGGTTCGGGTAACAGTGAGCCAGTCTGGCGCGCCTGATACAGTGACCTGTACAGGGTCAGTGCCTGTGAAATCTATGGTACCACGATAAGCGGTACCTGTAGAGCCAGACGGCGTAAAAACGGACAGAAATTCAGCGGGAGTCTTGGGGCAGTCGCCGCTTTCGCAACAGTCATAGTTGCATATCAGGTCTTTAATCACCGCTATGACTGTAGGTGAGACAGAGGAAACGCATGTACCGATAGGATGTTTCACTGCTTCAGTACCGGACAGGCCTCTGTCAACTATAAGGATGCCCTGTTCCAGATGAGCCCTTACTGTCTCTATATTCGCGTCATCCCGCAGTGTCAAATAAATATATGAGCCGCTGTCTTTGAGTATAGAGGCAAGGTCAGATGTGGCTTCTTTTGTGAGCGCGATGTATTTCCCACTTTCCTCAAGCGGGGCAGTGAGAAATGCTGTGAAAAATTCTGATGTCATACTCATTATTTATTCTCCAACGCAGTGACACGGGCTTCAAGTTCCTGTATCTGTGCTTCCAGTGCAGACGTGTCAGCGTCTTTTCCCGGATGCCCCTGCGGCCCTGCCGGGCCCTGCTTTCCCCTTTCTCCGGGGCGTCCCTGCGGGCCCATAAGCCCTGTCTCTCCTATCGGCCCCCGCGGTCCCTGCGGGCCTGTTTCTCCTTTCTCCCCTTTCGGGCCTCTGGCTCCTTCAGGGCCCCTGTCTCCCTTCTCTCCCTTCTCTCCCTGCGGGCCTCTGGCTCCTTCAGGGCCACGCTCTCCACGCTCTCCACGCAGTCCCTGTACACCCTGTTCCCCTTTCTCGCCCTTATCCCCTTTGGCACCCTCTTTGCCTGTATCTCCCTTATCTCCTTTCTCGCATTTGATGGCGTCACTCCATTTGAGCTGGAAGATACTGTCAGGGTCGTAGGTCAAAACCTGACCGGGCTCGGCTCCAGTGGGGATGACAAACGGGGTGGAGCATCCTTCGGTACAGATGCCGCATCCTTCTATATCTTTACTATGGATGGCCATTATTGAATCTCCATGGTGCAGTTATTAAGCATCAGCGTGACAGCAGTCTGGTCAATGAAATGGTCAGAACACTCAGGACCGAGGTCTATGTCAAATACTGCCAGAGTACAGCAGGCAGGTTCCGGTTTCTTGGGTTCCGGTCTGGGCTCCGGTGTATCGGAACAGCTCATTTCCCCGAACGCAAATTCAGGGGGCAGTATGGCTTTCTCCGGCTCTGGGGATTTACCGAGTGAGTACAATGGAACCATATTAAGAGGTTTCATTTTGGGTACGAGCCGGATAATCCCGGTATATCGTCCGGGGGGTATAGTACTGAGTTTGTCACCGATGCGGAATATCACACGTCCTTCGTTGTCAGTATTGAACGCAGGGAAGCACATTACAGGAACGTCCGCCGGTCTGGTGTTGGCTACATCTTCTCCTGTACGGACTCCGGGCCAGCATCCATAGAAGAACCATGGTGAACCTCCCACGCCGCAGTCACAGGGCTGTCCTGCTTCGCCTGCTATGATGAGAAGCTGAAGCCCGTGCCAGTCCGCAAGCTGGGACTGGTCATATGTTTTTATCCGGAACGCTATACGGGATACTCCCTGAGTAAGGTAGACAATCATGGTTTATTCCTGCGACAGTACTGCGACTGCCCTATTATATGCGTTGTTCTGATTTTCATACCGGACACGGAACAGCTCTTTCAAGCCTTCGTCATCATCAAGGTCAATCAGACGGGCAATCTTTTCCTTGGTCCCCTGCTGGGCCTTTTTGATTGCGTTGTCAGTATCCAGAATAGTCAGAACCTTTATAATATCAGGGTCATCCCATCCGGCGTTGCGAAGCTGACTAATGCGCCATGCCCTGTATTTCTCAGGCTTGGCTGTAATCTTCCTGTTGCCTGTCTTGAGGACAACGCCTTCCTGCCTGACACGGGACATAATCTCTGCCTTGTATCTGTCATACAGACTGCGGCCTACGTCAGTAATCTCACCTCTGTACATAGTACCGCCAAGTCCAAAGGCCACAGGGCCGAGTTTGTTGTACATACCCTTTTCGGGATTATTGGCAGGGTTCTTCTCAGCATCGATGTACGAGGGGATGAATCTCAGGAAGCCCGTGGCATATCCGCGAAGCAGGGCTTTGAGCTGTTCCGGAGCGAAGTCAATACCGGTAGTCTGGAGAATTTCCTTAGCGAGGTTCTTATATACTGGAGCAGTAGTCGCCCATCCGGAATCCGCCGCTGATGTATAGGCGCCTTCACTGGCGCTGTAGTAAGTAATGGGCCGCCCCTTATAGTTACGGTTAACAGCGACATCTTCTATGGGACGGAGAAGCGCGGGGGAGAGAACCTGCATAAGCCACGTAGCGGGAGACATGGAGAAGTTATAGCTGGGGGCGTCAGCGGGGGACATCTGCTTGGCAATAGCGGCCATAAATTCAGGCATGACATCCTCAGCGGATGCGATACCGCGCTCCATTCTGTCCATAGCTATTGCCATACTGGACGCAAGCTGAGCGATACCGAAGCCAATGGGCATTTTGAAATAGTCGCCCTTGTCATTGGTCGGTATGGGGATATACCGGCACAGGTCGCTGATAGGCAGAGAGTCAATACGATACGCGCCTGTATCCTCATCCTGTCCCAAAGACTCACGGGCAAAGCTGTACAGCATGTTGCCTACGGCGGTAAGGCCTACGAACGTAGCCATGCCCCTGTATGACATATGAAACCCACCGTCCGCGCCCGGAGCGAGCCCCACGGTACGAAGCATGGCACGCGCGCCCTGAAGAGTGGGGTTGGTAAAAGGGAAGAACATACGCAGGGCATTCGTGTACTGGCCTGTCTGGCTCTGGTCCATAACTTCCGATACAGCGTTGGCTGTCTGGGAAGGCTCAATACCGCGTTTGCGCATGGCCACGTATTGTGCCAGTGACGGAGTAAGGTTCCAGACATCGTTCCATGCGTATATCCATTTGGAGACAATCCCGCGCATTTCACCAAAACGGGAGGCGATGCGGTCTATTGTCTTCTCCGTCTGGGCGTTCTTCTTATCGGCATAGAACTTGTTGAGGTTATCAATGTTATTGATAAGGGAAGTGCTCTCTTTGCCAATAGCACGTGAGTAAGTGTAGTGCAGACCAGCGTCAGTAAACTCTTTGAAGTACTTACCGTACTCACTGTTGGGGTCAAGCCTGCCTGTAACCTGATGTATCACTGCGTTAAAGGCCTTGGGGAGCTGGCTTACATAGCCGGCGAGCAGTTTATATCCGGGGACATGCTGGCCATAACTGTCAACGTAGTCACGGTTAGCCATGTTAACGCCGCGTTCCATAAGGTCACGCGCGCCGTTGCAGGGAGCGAACCCAATGTTGAGACTTGTACAGGAATGGCCCATCAGGGCTGTAGCCTTGGCAAGGTAATTAAGTCGTTCATCGTTACGCAGTACAGAAGTCAGGGCATCATTTAATTTGGTGCCTGTGATGTTGCCCTTCTCATCACTGTACGATGCGTTAAACTGTATGAACCTACGGACGTAGGATACGTTGCCGTCTTTGTCATGGACGTACTTGCCATTGGAATTAATTCTGGGGGCGATGAAAGACAGGCCGCCGCCATGCGCGGCTGAGCTTGTAATGGCATAATACATGTTTCGTTCAGCTTCACTACGGCTGAACTGCATACGCATAAGTCTATCCCACCTTATAGAGTAGAACGGGTTATGCGACATGGCATAGGCATTGGTATCTTTCCCGCCCTGCTTCGTTCTTTTCTCAAGGTCTCTGGCTTTAGCCAAATCATCAGCTGTAAAGTTCCTGAAGCGGGCCTTTATGTTTTTGTCAGCGTCTTTACTGAACGGGTCAATACCCTGCTTAACAACTTCGTTATAGGCTTTAAGCCTGCTGAGCATCCTGCGGTTGGAGTTCATGGCCTGCTGTGCGGTGTACATGGCCATGGCCGCTTTGGACATACCGACACGCGCGGCGGCCCTGTTGGCAAAATGCTGTATGGTATACCATGCGCTGACAGGCGGGCTCACCATACCCTGAGCCTGATGGAAGTTACCGGGAAGGTACGCATCGGTATCCGTTACTGGTCTGCTGATGTTATCCCGGTTTGACGCAAACGGGACGAAATCATCATAGTCAGCAAAGTATCTGACCTGTTCGGGGAAAACCTGTCCGGCCTTTGACAGGTCAGTCATGGAAGACCGGATTACGCCGGCCATCTTGCTCATGATTTCCTGCTGTTGCTGTTCGCTTATACCATGCTGGACAAGCAGGTCTTTGATTTTGCCGTCACGGATAGCGGCGTCATTATCAAGCAGTCCCGCTGTAGGATGTTTCTCATCGTAGATGAATGGACCTTTGCTGTCGCGGTTGGCCGTGAGCCATTCATAGTTGACCAGCAACCTCTCATATTCATCGCTAAGGTCAATATGCCGCTTATTGGCGTCAGGATTCTGTATCTCGAAATGCTCATCTTCCGCGATTTTCTTAATCTCCTGCATTCGCCTGTCCCAGTTGCGCAGGATAATGTCAGTATGTACAGACATCTGGGAAAGATTGAGCCTGTCACCTATAAGCTCAAGAGCCTTGTTGGTAGAGATAGCGCTGTCTCTGAGGTACTTTCTGGTGAGCTTGCGGATATTATCAAGCTGTTCAGAATACCCTGCACGAAGTCCGGAGACAGTACGGAGCCCGTCCTGTAGAGCGCTTACAACGGGATGCTCCATAACAGAGCGTCCCTGTACAGGAAAGGTACGGGCAAGGAACATGTACACGGGGGCCATTTTGTCTGTGAATTTACGGGCCAGACCGCTGGAGATTCTGGTGTACAGGTTCATTGTTTTGGCGATGCGTCCCGTGAGATTCTTGAAGTTGCTGACTACGGCCTTCTCTTCATTCTCACGATACTTATTGACCTCTTTAATGTAAGCTGAGGCCATTCTGCCAATAGTTTTCTCGTCTGTCTGGGTGAGACGGACACTTCCTCCGGCGGGAGCGGAGCCGATATTCTCGTTAATACTGTTCGCCGTATTAACCTTCTGCGAGATAGCGTCCGCTTCGGCGTCAGGAACAGAGGATTCAGCGGTATCTGTATCAGCGGCGTTATTAAAACTGCCCTGAGTGAAACCGCCGCCGTCCTGTTTCATCTCGTTTTCTACGTCTTTACTCCCGTAACAATCACTCATAACTGCCTCTGGCTCCTAAGAAATACAGTCGTTGTCCCCGTCAAAAGCCTTCTTCGCCTTTTCTGTCTGAGAGGAGAGCTTCTCCGGAGAGACAGCATCGGCGCTAAGGTTGCTGTGTGCTCTGTCGCTGTTCAGCATATCGGAGAAATATTTAATCTCGTCCACATCATCAGCGGTGAATAATGCACTGCTGTCCTGTCCGTTTGATTCTTTGTACCGGTTCATCCTGTCAGTGATAATATTACCGACTTCTTTCGGGAACATCTGTCCAATGCTCTTGGGGGCTTTCCTGCCAAGTGCGTACTGACCCCGTTTGTAAATCAGGGACGTAAGATTAGGCGCGGATTTAACAGCAGATGAAGCCGCTTCATCCTGTCTCAGAAACAGGGAGTTGAGCGTATCAGCCACCTGTTCGCTGGAGATCTTCTCCGTACCGGTACTAGAAAAATACTCCTGTAAGGAGTTGTGCATCTTCTGCCGCTGGACTTTTGTCAGCGGCTTAGGCTTTTCTCCAGTATCAGGGCTTCTCTGGCCTGCGCCTCTTTCTGCCCCAAGGCTTCCTGCGCTCTGACCTGACTCTGCATTTTCAACGGTTGCTGATTCAGTATCTCGTCCTCGGTCAGCCGGCTCTGGTCTTCCTGCGGTACTCCTCTGTTCTCCAACATTGACCGCATAATTTTCAGGCGCAGGGGCGTTTTCATTGGGCCGCCTGCCGCTCCCTGCCGTCTGATTTCCCTGATTATCTGCTCTAATTTCCGCAGGGTTTCTATTGGTAATGGGTTCAATAATTCCTGCGGTATTGGCTGCCACTGGGCGATTAACGTCAATATCCGGCGGATTAACTGTTCCTTCTCTGAGTTGTCCAACAGTTCCATCGGGGGTAACTGATTGCGTTCCCTGTATGTTTGTCTGATTGCGCTTCGTGTTTCCACTACGTCTTCTCTTTCCGGCGGGGCTGATATTTACCGGTGCAGTATTCGTGGTAATGGGCGGAAGAGCCTTTCTGGCTCTGTCCTCATTAATTAAATCAAGGAGAACCATTTCCCTGTTCTGCGGGACGGCAGGCTGTCTCTTCCTTCTGGATGTGGCAGTCCCCTGTTGTCTGGCTCTTTTCCCAGTTCCAGCCGGCACCATGTCAGGAGTAATACCGGGGAGAAGCCCCGTACTGGTATCAGGCGCAGACCTTTGGGCCTGTGCCATCAGGCTGGACAGAGGCGTCTCGACTCTTTCCGTGGGAGCGGAAGGAGCTACCGGATGCTCCTGTACAGAAGAAGCCATGGCCGGCGTTCCCTGAGCAGGGGCGGCGATGTTCTCCTGTACAGGAGCAATAGGCGCTTCAGGCGCAGAGGAAGCAGGAGTTTCCATCGTGGCAGGAGAAGCGGGTGTTTCCGGAGTGATAGTGGAAGCAGGAGCCTCAGGAGCGGTGGGAGTAGCAGGAGCCTCAGGAGCGGCAGTGGAAGCAGGAGCCTCAGGAGCGGTGGGAGTAGCAGGAGCCTCAGGAGCGGCAGTGGAAGCAGGAGTCTCCGGAGCGGCAGTGGAAGCAGGAGTTTCAGCCTTTTTCTCTGCCGTGAAATCTTCCGCTTTATACTGCATGGGAGCAGGAGCTTCCGGTGTCGTGGTATTGTTCCTGTTAAGGATTCTCCGTCCTGCCAGACCAAGAGCACCGCCGGCACCAGCCATAAGACCACCGTACAGAGCAGACTCACCAATACCGTTAGTGATGCTGTTATTCTCTCCGGTAGCGGCATTATAGTTAGCGTTACTGCCCAGAGTATTAACAGCGTTAGACGCGGCTCCTTCCACTACGGCAGGTACGGCGCCGTACTTCACGGGTCTGTTGAGCACTTCCCTCTGGATGATATACGGCGCCGTTTCGTCACGCATAACCTGATTAACCATCTGCTGTCTTTCAGCACTGGTTATGGTTTCTGCCGGAACCTCGGCGCTTGCACGGGCGGCGGCTCTGCTTGTCAGGGTCTTATCGACAATATCTTCCGCCATGGAGCGGGCTTCACGTCCCGCGCTTCCTGTACCGGAACGGATAAGGCCAGCCCCGATACGGGACGCCGCGGCGGGGATAAGGCCGGACGCGCCGCCTATAGCGGCATTCATTGCGGCCTCTCTGTATTTAGCGTCATTATACGCGGCGATGCGCTGGTCTTCACTGAGTGTCTCATCCTCGGCAAGACGCTGACGAAGACCGACATCACCGCTGACAGCGTTACCTGCGGCTCCTGCCAGCGTACCTCCGATTAATCCGGCCAGCGGAACAGCGGCTGTACCTCCTGTCAGGGCGGACGCGCCAAGAACACCAGCCGCCGTACCGATTGTCTGTAAAGCAGTACCGGGGTCCTGTACCATGGTATTCACCATGTTGCGCGCGGTTCCCATGAAATCGTCATTGCGGTCAGTAAGACCGCGGCCTTCTCGGGTGCGAAGGTCAGTCTCTTTCAGGTCAGGGTTGCTATCTATGATAGCCTGAATGCGCTGTTGCGACTCTTGGTCTTTTCTGTCACGGGTTCTGTCATCATCGCCAAGCGTGCTAATCCAGTTAGACAGGGACTCCGCTCCGATACGGGCGCTGTCAATAAGACTGGAGAAACCGCTGGTGTCATCAATGGCCTTCTTCTCAGTCTTGACCTGATTGTTGGCTCCGGCCAGTTCACGCGCGATAATAGCGGAGGCGTCATCAGTGCCTCCGTATTTCTGACTGAGTTCCTTACGGACTGACGCCAGCGTTTCACGCTTTGTCTCGTTACTGGCTTTAGGGTCGTTCAGTACAGCATCGAGCTTGCCAAGCGCAGGGTCAGCGCGCACGCTGTCAACTGTCTGGTTATGCTCCAAAGCCTGAAGGTTGGCTTTGCGCTCATCTTTGGAGTTACCGGTAATGGGAACCTGTACGTACTTTCCCGTTTTCGGGTCAAGGACGTTGGCGTATGTAACTTTACCGGATGAGCCGTTCCCGCGTCCCCCGCCGCGCCGGCCCCCGCCAGCGGCGGCACGTGCCTGAGCCAGACGGGACGCAAGAATCTGCCTGGCCAGAACACTGATAAGCTGGGTGTCGTCTATTAATTTGTTAGGCTGGACTGTGCCTGATACGCGGGGAATGTCAAAGGCCATGGATGCTACTCCACATTTACTGAATCTATAAGGTCCCGAAGTTCATTATCATAATCCGTGGGATACTCCTTCGGAGCCGTTACTGGATTAATAGCATTTTGCGCCGCCATTAGCAAAAGACGGTTACGTGCCGTATCCTCGGGGGACATAGGCTGATACCTGTTCTGGAGTTCAATCCGGTCCATTACCGGAAGGACAACATCCACCGCCGGACTTTCTGCTTTATCATTGGACAAAAGAATATCTTCTAACATGGGTCATTACCGGGTTGTAATCTGTACAGGACTGCGGTTATCGGCGCTCTGGATGTAGTCATACCCATTGCGGAGGATAGAATCTGCCAGAGTACCGCCATTTGTGGCCGGAGCGTGCGTGTTGAGAAGAGCGTTACTGTTAGCAACGGGGCCGATTGTCGCAGGGTAAGGAATGGGGATAGGCGCAGTGAAACGGAAACCGGCTTCTTCCTGTACAGGATAGTCATAAATACCCATAGCGGCGTTATATCTTTCCTGCGCCTGCACCGCATCAGGACGAACCTCTGTGTTCAGGAGATTAGGAAGCATCTGTACAGGAGCGCTCTGCTGTACAGGGTAATCCGGAAGACCCATAGCGGCACCGTATCTTTCCTGTGCCTGCACCACATCCGGACGAACCGCTGTGTTCAGGGGGTTAGGAAGAAACCGCAGGGGTGCGTTCGGCTCTACAGGATAGTCGGAGAGCCCCATAGCGGCATTATATCTTTCCTGCGCCTGTACCACATCCGGACGAACTTCCGTGCTCAGAGGAGAGAACGACTGCACGGGAGCGCTCTGCTGTGCAGGAGAAGGCATGTACGTACTGAGCGGGGGCAGACCAACATGGATAGGCTGGTAGGCATCCGGCATCTGCCTTACTACCGGAGCAGTATTAATCACAGGAGCGGCGGGAGCGGTAGGAGCGGCGGGTTCCACCGGTGCCGCAGGAGCCGCAGGAGCCGCCGCGCGTGCGGCCTGTAAATAGCCGTATGTGGAAGGAGCCTGAGCTGGTGCTGTTTCCTCCCGTCCGGACGCGACACGGCCAAGATAGTTGCCATCACTGACATCATTGATAGCATCGTTAATCATCGTCAGGAGAATATCCTGAGCGGATACGGACTGTTTTCTTCCTCTGGTAGCCATTGATATTAACTCCTTAACGAGAGAACGGATTCATTCCGGCAAAGCCCCTGTCACTGGCATCCATGAAAGGACTGATGCGCGCGGGGTCGTACAGAGACGGGAGACGCTGGGGAGCGTAGTCTGCCCCGGCAGGGACGCTCTGACTGACCTGAGGCATCGTCAGATTATACTGCGGTACAGAGGGATTCTGGAAAGGATTCGGTAACTGGGGTGCTACTCTCACAGGTTCGTCCTGTGCAGTGGCGGCACGCTGTACGGGGACGCTCTGCTGTACAGGAGCGCTCTGCTGTGCAGGATAATCGGAAAGCCCCATAGCGGCGCTGTATCTTTCCTGTGCCTGTAGGACGTCAGGACGAAGCCCGTTATTGTTCTGAGGCGGGAAGACCGTATCGCTGAGAGTCTGGTTATTCACTGCGTAATTGCCGTTGCCTGTGATACCACCCCAGTAATCAGTCTGGTTGGCGCCCCATCTCGGCATCCGTTCTTCGGCAGGAGTAGTCCTGTACGCAACACCGGGGAGTGTCTGCTGACGGGGGCCAAGGCGGAGGCCAGCGCCGCCGTAAGCAGGGGCAGGCTGGGAAGGCATGGCTACAGGAGCAGGAGTTCCTTCTGTACGGGGAACCCCGCCTCCAGTGCCGCCTCCATGATTTACAGCGCCAGCGAGGGTAGCGCCGCGTCCACCCGCACCCATTACGGGAATCGGGCTCCAGTTAGCCATAGCGGCGGCCAGAGCGGACAGGACGAGCGGCTGGCTGTAGTCATAGTAATTCCCGTCAACAACATGGGGGTATACAGAGGGGAACCCGATAAGCGGCGTAACGGCACCGTTCATCTGACGGGTGAGGCCTATGCGTGCGTATGGGCTGACCTGTCCCATAATCGGCGGAATACCGGCCTGAGTATATCCTTCATAAGAACCGGGAAGGGAATAGTTGTACCCATTATTCAGAACAACGGGACGCGGGGCCGGAGCGGTAAATCCCGCCGGTCGCTGAACCACTGCGCCCTGCATCTGCTGAGTGGGGGTAGTCTGTACCCGTATCACCTGTCCATTGGCATTAACAGGTTCGTAAATATTTCGCGCCATTATTTTCTCCTACATTCTGCTGGGGTACAAGCTAACCCCGTGCATACCACCTGCACCAATGGGCATATTATTACCAGCCATACCGCCCAGACCCATGGAGCCAAGCAGGGTCATTGGGTTGCTCATTGCCATATTCGCTCCGGTAAGTGTCAGCCCGATGCGGGCGTTATTGAGCTGGTCAGCGTATGCTGTATCCCATTGGGCCCGTCTGATTGTGTAGGGTTCATACAGATAGTTATTGAACAGATTAAGGTCAGAGTTTGCCCGAACGTTGCTCTGCATGAGCGCGTTGTCATGAGCCATATTGATGCGGTCATTCATCACACGCTCATCATACATATTCTGAAGCTGTCCGGCCTGAGCTTTGTTGTAATAGTTAAGGTCGGCCCAGTTGTCCTGTACAGCCTGACGCTCACCCTGCATATAGCCGGGAAGCAGAGACCCAAGCGCTCCGACTACTGAACCGAGACTGCCGAGAAAAGCCATAACTGTCTCCTTATCGGCTGGCATCCAGAGCCGAGCTGGCGTCCAGAGCGGACTGCGCGCCATTGCCGGCCATAGTGCCTATATTAGCAAGCGGGGCGTTTGTCTGCCCCAGATATGAAGTTGGGTAATATGTGTCGTTACGGGCGCCGTAATATCCAAGAGCGGACATCAGGCCCTTGGCGGCATTCTCAATCTGGGAGCTGACATTGCCCATGAGGGAACGCGCCACATCGCCGTAGCTGGTTGCTTCAGAACCAAGGTTGCGGCCAAGATTGAGTACAGAACTGCGGCGGTTCCAGCGCTTGTCGTTCTTGTAGTCGGTGTACCACTGGTCATCAGCAAGGTTGTAGTTCGCCGTATCCGCCAGAGCCAGCGCCTTCCTGTGGCTGAAACTGCCCATTAGGGAGCTGTCCATGCACAGATGGAACTGCTTCGCTTTCTGCGACAGGTATTTTTCCGCTTCATTATAAGCGCTGTTCACGGAGGAATCAGCCCTGTTGCGGGCACTGCCGCACTGGAGTGTCCGTACAGGTTCAGAGCTTACCTCGTTGAGTAGTTTCTTTTCCAGCGGCACATATTTCCTGCTGAACCTGTCCCACTTATACTTGGCCATATCATAATAGGAATTAGCCAAGTCCTGTTGCATGTCAGCTATCTGTCCCTGTGCTATGCCATTAGCAGTGGCAATAGCCAGAGCCGCGCCCTTAAACGCCAGAGTACGGAGGTTCTCACCTTCAGGACCGTATTCAGGAGCGGCCCAGTTACAGAACCGGAGCGGCCCTATAGCGCCGTGGCTGGCCTGTCCTGTACCGGTAGAACGGGAATTGCCTCCTGTAGTACCGGCACGGAGCGTCTGACCATAGAGAGTCTGGTCGAGCGTCTGGCCATGAGCGTTGACACTGGAGGAGATATTACTGCTCTGCTGATTAATGGCATTGGATACAGCGGTAGGGTCTGCGCATGTACATTCAGGCATTAGAAGCTCTCCTTCAGCAGTGACTCATTGGCAGCGGCTGTATCCTCAATCGCCCCCCGTACCTCACCTCTTATAGCACTGCGTGTGTAGCCAAGGTTAATGTCAGTACGGGACAGGTATTCCGTAGGATAAGACGGCGTGTTTCTGTTGGCGGAGTATCCAAGATACTGTCCTGCTCCGGCCAGTCCTTCCCATGCCTGATTGTATAGGTTGCCATAGATACCGGCAGAGGTCTTAATCAGGGACACGTTGTCAGCTATAATATCACGCCCGCGCTTAGCCGTGTTCAGCATCTTGCTGAACCGCACGTCATCACGCGACTCCAGATAGGCACGCTCATTCCTGTACCCAAGACCTTCCGCAAGGCTCAGAGCGTCAGCCTGAGCGGAAAGGATATTGGCAAGCATATCCTTACGGAGTCCTGTACAGTACCGGGAGGTACAGCGCATGCTCTTCTTAAGCTGACCGCGGAATTGAAGCATGGCCGCGGTTCTGGCGCGTCCTTCGGTAGCGTCATACTGGGGCGTTTCAGCCGGAATATTAAGCGCTTCGTTTATCTCCTGATCTTCTACAGGAGCGTAGTAATCTTTATAATGGTCAAGCCAGTTACGGGCGATACGCCAGTACTTCTTGGCCATGTTCCATTCCTTTGTTGCAATATCTACAGCCCGTGCGGAGTTGTAGGCCGCTGAAAGAATAGCGGCGTCAGCAAGGATATTAGCGAACAGCCCATACTGCTGGTCGTTTGTACCGTGCTTCGGATTGCATTCAAGGTCATCGGCGTACATTACTGCACCTTAACGAACCTGCGCGTTGTAATAACAGTTTCCTCTTTCCAGTTTCCCGGAATATTCGGGATTCCCTCACCTTCAGTATTGGAGATAAGGATTTCATCAGTCCCGAGAAATTTCACAGCTTCAGAAAGGAAGCTGAACAGGGCCTTCTCTACTTCAGGTCTGTTGCCGGTGTACCAGTCCTGTATCTGGAAGACACGGGCGCTGTACTGCATAGGCCGGTACGCAGTACCAGTGAGAAACCCGACAACATTATTATTGTCGTTATCATCGTAGGCGACAAAAATCTTCATGTCCTTGTTTATCCAGAGCTGGGTAAACACATTGACATTGAGATTGAACGGCTTGTCGTCATAGGCCTTACGTTTGTTTTCCCATGCTTTGCCAAGCATGGGCCCCAGTACACGGCCCAGAGTATCAATGGCTTTGTTAAGGTCTATATCAGGTTCAAGAATGTCTACTCTCATAATCTGCTCCTGACAGCATAATATTAAAATACCCAGAACATGTCTATTTGGCGATTATAGCCGTTCCAAGTTCGGCAAACTCTACTGTCTCTGTACCTGTAAAGTACAGTCTGTAGCTGAGATGCCTTCCACATTTGGGGAGTCTTACAGGCTTGTCGCCCGAGATAGTACGCTCATACACTGTATGGCCATGGTCATCTTCCACACGTACAAAAGTCTGTACAGAACGGAGACGGAGCGCGGCAGGACTGTAGAATGAACGCTTGTTTATAGTCTCAGTACCGGGACTGTACAGCTCTCTGCTCTTCCACTCAAACGGTCTGAACGTATCGCTCTTATCCCAGAACCATACCGCGCTGTCCTGTAGGAACATCAGCTGTCCCGTATTGGTGGCCTGCATAGCTACAGGAGCATCGGAAATATTGGAGAGCTCCATGCCCCTGACATCCCCGTATGGGTCGCCGTCTATATCAAGAATGAAACTTGTCTCGTCTGTAACGATGAAAAGGTATCCGTTCCAGTACTCAAACCGTGCTGTCTCAGGAGCGAGCTGATGCCACTGTTCAGCAGTGAGCCATTTGGACGTCAGGATATGCCAGCGCGCGGACGGGTCAATCAGGATAACGCCAGGGTCGGACGAATAGATAAGTCCGAACGGTGTAATGATGGCGCTATTATAATGCCCGCAGGATATGTCCGGGAGCGGTCTGCCAATGTCAGTTACAGGGGTACATTTCGTATCGTCACAGCTGGATACATCAATAATGTAGGGTGTCGTAGAAGTCGTTACGTAGAGCTTCTGGTCAAGGCACTTCATGTGAATGATACTGCTGTCCAGAGTCAGTTCGTATTTAACAGGCCAGTTATAGGGCTGGAAGTTCTCTGAGAGATATACCCTGTTAGCTACGGAACCAGCCAGACGGATGACACCTTCAACAGCCGTGATATTCTGAAGTCTGTCCGGCGGGGGTGTGACATCCACAGTATCAAGCGGCATGCCCAGTTTCTTTGTGAGAACCGTATCGGTATAGGATACTGACGGAAAATAGATAGTCGCTACGAACAGATAGTCAGTAAGCGGGGTCTGGGTCTTACCGTCTACAGGGCGGAAGCCGGTAGAGCTCCTGTACAGGTTGGCACTGACAATTCCATACCCGTCAGGCGGAAGTGATATACCAGTCACAGAAACAGAGGTCCCGTCAGCAACCATAACCAGATTGCTGGCAGGAGACGGAGCTGATTCTTCTCCCCACTGATTAACCCATGTATATACATAGGAGCGGGTATCTGAAGACCGTCCGCACATCTCTTGTGCGGAAGCGTGAGGAGGTACAGGAGGGGTAGGAACCCCAAGCCTGTAGTAGGTCATATCACAGCAACTGCCGCGCACCATCACCTGTGGGCTGTCACTGTTGCCCGTGATGTACAGCCTCTGCCATTCGGGAGAAAGCTCAGCTACGGAAACAACACTGTCCCACGTGTACAGGCAGTGCCCGTACATATACAGGGATACGGCTGTGGAGGGTACGTCTTTGTACTTACAGAGCTCACGCCAAGGTTCGAGCTGTCCCCTGCGCAGGTTGACATTCAGTGCCAGTGTGGCCTGCGTGACAGCCAGACTATGCTCCGGAGTACGCGGGACAATACCGCCAAACTGTGTAATTGCTGTCTGCATTAGTAGGCCGTCACAACTTCAATGTCCATGTAACCCACACCGTTCATATCCCCGATAACCTGTACTGTGTGATTACCGAGGCCGTAACGGGCTGTAGTCAGGGCTGTAAGTTCGTTGTCCATAACTACATCAGTATCGACAGCTTTGCCGTCAACATAGATAGTACCGCGGATAGGCGTAACCGTGGTCTTTCCGGAAGAGTCGCTTGTAGTCGGGCGCTTGCAGTCCCTGTACCGGATACGGAAAGAGCCGATACGGGCAAGGTCAAACGTTATAACATAGGCGTCTGATTTCGTCCCTGCGGGGAAACGCTTGGACGCATGGTCATAAACAAGTATCTCAGATGCCGATGTATCTACTATTTCAGTAAGCGTACCGGACTCTGTGAGAGTCACACGCTGTACGCCCATGTATCTCTCACCAGGCGTTACTGATATTTTCTGTACAATATTCGTGACAAAGTTCTTGTCATCAAGGGTGACGTCAAAACCGCCGAGCCTGTACTCACCAGCACGGTTAAACATAGGGTCAGCGATATTGAGCGTAACAACACCTGTGGACGTGGCAAGGTCAGCCTGAATATGCCCCTGACCAATAACGCCGTTGACCGTACTGACCGTGGATGGGGCTGTGTAACCAGTGAGATGCCCGTACCGGTCAAACGACATCCCGTTGATATAACCCTCATATCCTTCCTCGGAGTGGGACACCTTAACAGGGTCTTCCCTTGTACCGGAACCGGACACATTGATACCGGAGTTGCCGGCGCTGACAACAAACGCTTCAGACGGGTCAGGGTTGGAGGATATAATCAGCGGGTCACGCTGGGTTCCTGTACCCTGTATAGCGATACCATCTCCAGCCTGAGCGCTGAGCGTGGTCAGAAGAGCCCCTGTTGTATCCATTCGTGTCAGGTTTCCCGCCTGAGAAGAAATATTAGCAGACCCTCCACCGCCGCTGTCAGAGCAGGAACAGGGCTCGGGAGCGCAGGTAGGAGGATTATAAATGGGAAGCTGTTTGCCTTCCAGAGAAACAATACATCCGTTCTGTAGGACAACACGGTCATACACGCCGTCTGCGGGAGGGGTGCCTTTCTCCACACGGACGCATCCTTCACGGGAATACATCCTGCCCCCGAAAGGAAGACACATACTCCAGTCAGGACAGGCACCTTCCTCTTTTGCGGAAGTAATCTCTCCGTCACATTGAGGCGTGATTCTGGGGGTACAGTCAGACATTACATTACTCTCCCAAACTGCATATGGATACTTCCGCGCATTTTATGCGTTGCTGTCTCCATAGCGGCGGCTGATGTGCGTTTCTCAAACTCAGTCATATACGCCCGTCCCATCTGGATGTTTGTCCATGGCCGGGCCGGTATAAGCATTATATAAGCCCGCACGCCCATAAGCAGAGTATCCAGCCAGTCAGTATACAGGACGTCAGGAAGCTCACAGGCATCCTGTCCCGGCATAATGGCCAGCTCCGCAAGAAGACGTCCGGGGCTGTTCGGGTGTCTGACGTGCAGTACCTTCTCAAGGTCATCATACCAGACAATCTCCCTGCCGCAGGGAGTGCACCCCTGCGGCAGAGTGAAAGTCTCTCTGGCGTCATGTCCGCCGCAACAGCCGCACGGAATGATATATGAACGCAGGATACCACATATCTCCAGTCCATCCGGGGATTCCAGCCGGTATCTGGTGATACATGGTTCCAGATTAACTGCCGCGCGACGGCGTATCAGGTTGCCCTGACGGGCCATGTTTCTTGCGGCTTTCAGTAAGTAGAACTGGAAGAGCTGGGCGGGAAGAGTAGGATACTCAAACCGGAGCTCTTCCAGAAAACTATCGAGCGGTCTGGTTTTGAACGGCTCGTAAATTATCTGCGTCTCGCTCACGTTCAGTTTTCTCCTTCTCTCTGCGGTCTACAGCCCGTTTCAGCAGGTTGTCATGTGTAGTCAGATGCGTTCCGGCTATGGTACTGATAGTGGGTGAGTTCTCGGAATCCATGATAAGCGCCCTGTAAAGCATCCACTGCTTGACAATAGCAACCATCTCATCCGGTACTGACTCACTGAGAGAACGTCCGGTCGGCATTGTGTAGCACTGCACAAGAACATACCGGTTCTGCCCCGGAGCAACCGGAGGCATGACTTTGAATCTGCTGATGTCTACTGAGCTTATGACATACGAGAAAGGCTCATCTGTCTCAGGGTTTATACAGTTTGGATATACAGACCCCGGCCAGTTGAGCCTTTCATCGTCATAAGTACGGGTGAGATACCGGTACACTTCACCGGTCTCAGTACATTCACCAACAATACGGATAATCTCGGAGCAGTCACAGACATTCTGCCAGTCACCGCCGGGCATGAGCCGCACAATTTTCTCTGTATGGAACAGGTCTTTGAGAAGGTAGCTGTCATTAATAAGCGCTTCAGAGAGATAGGACTGAAGCTGAGCAACAGACCAGCGTGTGTATTCATACCCCGGTTCCTGATCATTCAGGTCGCGGGAGACATCCCCGATTATATCCTGTACTGTCATCAGAACTCCGCTTTCGACATCAGTTTCTCAATATCTTCATAAGGCACAGCCTCATCCCCGTACTGGCCAGACTGCGCAGGCTGGTCCATCTTCTTCATGGTAGAACGGAACGAGCTCATACCCTCCTGCGCAATCTTATTCTGACGGGATGTAGCCTCATTAAGAGCGGCAACCATGAGTTCCCTTTCATCCTCGGAACTGTCCTCCTGTACTTTGTCCTGCCATGCCGCAGGGTCAGTATTGCCCTGCTCATCACAGCATTCCAGTATATCCCTCTGCTCCGCGAGCATCGGGTTCCACGGGAGGATAATACCGGTCTTCTTGTTCTTCAGACAGGGAGAATGCGCCAGCGGAGGTGTGGCGTTCTTAACCCCGAGATGTTCAAGAAAACCGGCCCGTTCTTCGGAATTGAGGTTGAACACAGTGGAAACGTCCTGATTCCCAACTGTAGTTGCGTTCTGATTCATGACTACCGCTCCTTATTATATACTACTTCGCCACGGAACTGGGCTTCTGTCCCTTGACAGACTTCTCCGTGGCAGGAGTGAAACCACCATGGACGCCCTGACTCCACTTGGTGCGCATGATAATACCACGCGCCTTGTCAGTACCGTTGGTCATGGTCAGGTCAATACTGTGGTCGCTTCCAACCTTCTTAAGCGGGAATTTCTTCCCGCCTTTCACGGTATCTTTGGAAGCCGGGCCCGTATAGGTACGTGCCATAACAAACCCCCTTAGCCAATCTGAGTACTGCCCTCAAAAGCCAGCAGCTTGGAAGAGAAGTACAGGGCGAACGTGGATTTCCACAGGGTGGCAATCTTGTCAGGGTCGCCAGCGGCAACCTTGAAGCCGAGCATAACAGTACCGAAGGAGTCATCATAACCAGCAGTGGGCTTTCCGGTAGCGTTGCGCTTAACGATGTTGTGACCGAAGGTGGCAAGCGGGTTCGTCAGACGGGTGAACCCGTACAGCTTATCGCCATCATGCGGAGTACCGACAGGGAGCTGGGTAATCTTAGCCGCGGTCATGGCATCCGCAAACGCAGCCACGTCCTTGTATCCCCACTCCTCGGTAGTGAAGTTCCAGACAGCACGTTTCGCAACGGGAGCGAGATACACACCATCGAGGGAGGCATCAGTTTTAGTGACTTCGTAATACACGGAGTCCAGATAGGCACGCTGGGGAACCCAGTTGGTCAGAACCACATCACCCACGGCCTTAACGCCCTTAAGCAGGTTTTGCATCCAGCGGTGGCCAACAGTATCATTCAGATTCGGAACCAGCGGGAACTGGAGGTTGAGAAACCCCTGACCCATAGCGGCATCAGCGTGAGAGTCGAAGGGCGGGGTAAACTCCGTATGGGGAGCGTCATAGGGCGGAGTAAATTCCGCAGACTGGCCATCACAGAACCAGCCTTTGAAATCAGGCATACCGCCACGGGCAAGATTAATAACTGCCATAATTCATTACTCCTACTAGTTAATAGGGTCGAAAGTCCAATAACCCATAGCGAGGGCTTCGGGATAGATAACTTCCGCACCCCAAGCGGCGAGGAACTGATACCGGATACCAAAGCTGTTCGGGTCGTTGGTAATCAGACGGGACTCAATGATGTTGCTGGCATAGGCGGTAGCGTCCTTGTTGCCAGCGATAATGTAGAAAGACAGGGAACCGGATTCATCACGGCGAACCGGAACATGAATAGACTCAATGGGATGGAAGCCAAAGAGCTCATGGTCCCACATACCGGAGACAATACCGCCGCACTTACAGCTCCATTCGGAGTTAGCGTAATTGCTCATGGCAAGGTAGGTACGGAGGATAGGCGGCACGATAATAAACATACCGCCGTCAACCCAACGCTTCTGCTCAATCAGGGCACGCTGGAGATTGGCGAGCACCACAGGCAGATTCTTCGGGGTGACATGCACAGGATTACCCGGAGCGCCAAGGTTGATGTCATGGAGACGGCCAGCGGCGCTGAGAGGGGAAACCTGAGCCATCATGCGGCCAAGAACGAAACGCCTCTGCTCATCAACATAGGACTGGTAGATAGCTTCAAGGAGCTTCTCTTCGTAATCAGCCCAGCGGTCACAGGCCTGTTTAACATCAAGAGAGTCGAACTTAATATCCTGGTAAGAAGCGAAGCAAATCTGAAGACAGCGCGCTTCCGTAGTAACGGTATTGGGAACAAGCTGCTGGTTCTTCTGATAGGAACGCATAGGCCCGACTTCCGGAGCGCGCATAAGCTGAATAATCTGGTTGCACTGCGTAACAGGCTCAAGAAGCTCAGAGTTGGTGATACGGGGAAGCCAGTCTTCCTCATAGATTTTGGAAAGGATAATATCGCTGTACCCAATTCGGGCAAGCGGGGTTGCTTCCATTCCGGTATAGCCGGACGCACTGGGAAACATAGGCATAAATTATTCTCCTAAGACATGGATGACAGACTTTCGACAGCTGCCTTGCGGGCTTCAGGAAGAAGTTTCCTGTACTCTTCAGCGGAAATCTGCCTCGTTTGAAACAGGTTGTTGAGTTCCCGCAGGGTGTAGCGGGTTGGAGTAGTCTGCGCCGCCGCAGGTGCGGCACCGGGAGCCACCTGCACGGGGGGTACAGTAGCAACACCTACGGCGTTATTACGACTCTGCTTGAACTGGTTCAGGAGGTCGATAACGTAGTCAGTATTGCCGTTGAGATATTCCCGGCTGGCACGGGCGTCTCGGGTTTCAGAACTGAGACCGTCACGCTGGGCCATGAAGTTTCGGTACTCGGGAGTGTTGACCATCTGGGCAAAGTCAGGATGAGCGGCAAAGATACGGGCGTTGAGAAGGTCCTTACGGGTATTCTCAAGCATCTGCTGATTGTACCGGGTACGCTCCTCAAGCTCTTTCCTCTGCTGTTCAAGCTCTTTCTTGAGCGGCTCTGTCTGAGCCATGGCCAGATTGGTAGCGGATTCAACAATAGCCGTGTAATCCTCAGGGCTCACAGACTCCAGATTGTCAATGGCCTGCTGTTGAATGTCAGCCCTGATACTGGCCCTGCGCCTAAGGTCGTTAAGCTCATCAGCAGACTTCTGAAGGTCTGCCATCTTCTGCTGGTCAGCAGCAAGCTGCTGTCTGAGCTGGTCACGCTCATATGCCAGATTCTGGATAAGAGCAGGGTCATAGTAAGTGCCGGCATTCTGAGGCTGAGTAGCTATAGGCTGTACAGGAGCAGGCTGCTGTACGGGAGCAGACGGGGGATTAACCGGCTGCTGTACAGGGGCAGGCTGAACACCCGCAGGCTGTGCGGGGGCGGTCTGCTGGTCTGTCGCCTGAGCCGGAGGATTGGTGCCACCCGGCTCATTCTGTTTCCTGAATGCTTCGGCCCTTTCCTGATAGGGATTAGTGGGTACTTTGTCGAATCCTGACATAAACGCTCCTTATTATTCCATACCGTAAATCATTTCTTCCAAGGATCTGATTTCGTTAACCCTGCCAAGTATCATGGCGGCGTTTTGCAGTTTATCCGGGTGCATCACACCAGCCTTTGCGGCAAGGACAAAATCCGCTTCCAGCCCCTCGCGAATATGCGCAAGGAACGCAAGGAGCGTTTCCTTGAGATACGCGTCTGACTTGAGCTGACGGGCAAGCTCACGGATAGGATTATTTTCCGCCTCGGGTGGGAACATACTTCACACCTGTAATGATTTCCTTCGCCGTTTTGCGCCCGGGAATGGGGGCCACAGTACCGGGACGGGAAGTGACAGACGGGGGCGGAGTCTGACGGGTAACGCGGTTTCCGCCGCAACGGGAACAAGCCATAACTATTCTCCCTTGTATCTCGTATCCATAATAGCGGAGTATTCTTTACCCCGTACCGGACACGAACGAAGGCTGGCGTCTTTCATAAGACGTTTGAAATTATAATCCTTGATGCCCCGCATAGGGTCAGCTGGCTGAGCCAGCGGATTGTTCTGAAGAGTCATCTTCGGGTCGGCGATTTTCGCCTCATAATTCCTGTTTGCCGAAAGGTCGATTATAACAGACATAGCGTAGTAACCTAATAGTTGTAATACTGCTTAAGGATAGAACGCATGTGATTGTGTCTGGTTACTTTTTCGGCTTTTTCAGCTGGCTTTTCTTTCCTTTCATGAATGGAGGGAGAGACTTTTTCGCCCCGCTTACCTTCGGTTTCTGACACTTTGCCACTCTTCTTCTCCTTAACTGTCATGGTTATTACTCCTACTTATACAGCGGTACAACATACGAACCGAACCGGCCCCAGCCGGATGGCCTGCCAAGCAGGGCATCCCTGAGCCCAATAATAGTAGTGGGCACTTCCGGCCCGGAGATGGAATCCGGCTCGTCTCCTTCAACAGGGGCAAAGGCATCCTGTATAGCAGTCGCAAGACTCAAAAGTTGTTTGCTGTCCAGCCCGGAAATAGCGTCAGCTATTTTCTCGGCGGAAGCATCGTCAATAGCTGTAAGCTCTTTGATGGTACAGGCAGTCAGCGTAGAGTTCTGTATATCAGAGTTAGTGACCTGCGAATTGGTCAGTGTAGTTCTGTTGATAACGCCGTCTTCGGCGTATTTCGTTTCACCACAAGCATTACCCATTTGTACCTCCTAGAAAAAGAACAGGCTTTCAACCTGTGAGGGAATCTGACTGGCTCTGTACCAATCCGCATATACCTGAGCTACGCCAACCGCCGTTGCATCATTAATATGCAGTCTATATGTACCCGGTACACCAATTATGCCAATATTACGACAGGGGTCAAGCTGCCACGGGCGTCCGCAGGTTGAAACAAGCTCATCATTAATTACATCAGCCCTTACATTGGCAAGGTCAAAAATGAAACCACAGCAACCCTTGCAGGGAGTTAACTGTTCTTTTGTATAGTCATGAACCAGACGTCTCACACATATAATCTGAGGTACAGTAAATTCCTTGGCTGACGTCCTGACTTTCTCATCCAGCAGACCAGTAGCAAACAATGTGACGCAGTAACCGGCAGGCACATTGAAAACACTGGAGTACATAGTGTGGTTGTTCTTCTGCCAGAGTTTGTTCATATAAGTCTCCCCAGAATAAATCCAATAATACCACCGTAAATCAGCCCTCTGACAGTGTTACAGCAGATACAGTCCGGCTGTTCAAACGGGAAAGTCCAATACTTGTACAGGAAATTGTAAACCCTGTTTTCCGGCTTCGGGGTATCCGTGCCGTAATAGTACCCGTGACAAAAATTGATATTGTCACAGAACCATTTGACAAACCTGTACCCGCGTTCGCCGGGAGTGGGAGTCCATGGTTTAATAAGCCTCAACGTGCCCTCCTGTATCATGCGCAACACCAGCCCCGGCAGGAGAGTCCGGTGCGGGATTAGAGTTCGGCATCATACCGTTACCCTGTCCGGCGCTCTGTCCGTTGCCTGTCTGCGGAGCCGCTCCCTGTACGGGAGCGTTCATCTGCTCAAGAACATCATCCGGGATATTCATCGCTCCGAAGAGTTTCTTTACAGCCCAGCCTACGACAGGGGTCAGATTAACAGCGCCGGAGAGGGAACCGCCTACAGCGCCTATAACCTGAAGCATCTCCATAGCGTTCTGCTTTTCCGTCTCTTTCTGAAGCAGGCCTTCCGCACCTTTGGTAACTATCTGTACGTCACCCTTTACCGATGAGTCGGACGCGTACAGCATGTTTATGTTGTACATGAGCTCACCGAGCGGGGCGAACACATTGTTGTCGATATTCCCCACCGCCGCATGCAGGGCCCGTGTAGCGTTGCCCTGAAGAAGAGACATGCCGCGGAATGTGCGCATCGCGCCCGAGCCCACAGCCTCACCATGCAGAGCCGCCGGAATGTTCGTTACTCTGTCAGCCAGCTGGATGAACATCTCCAGAAGCTGTGAGTAAGCCGGAAGATTGGAGGGGATATTGAAAAACCTCAGGGCCGGATTGCTTCCACCTGACGGGTCGGAATCAGAAAGATACATCGTCCCCGGTACAATAGTACCAAGGTCAGTATCCTTCATGTATTTCATAAGCCGCCTGTAATCGGCCTCGCACATAGGGGCAGAGGCGTTGGCGGCATTTCGCATCAGATATATCAGACAGGAATGATACGCCCGTTCCACGTCACGGATACGCTGGGCGATACCGTCTCCGGCAATACGGTCGCCGCCGGTACGGTAGAAACTGGACGTGTAAATAGGACGGGTCTGCATGTGCGGGTCAGAGTTAACCTTGACCTGCAACACCTTGTACCCGGCCATGGAAATCTCGCAGTTGTAGAACTCACCGCGGTCAAGACTGTGGAACCCGTACTCAGCCAGTTCCCGTCCGGACATGATACCGTAGTGAGTCAGTACCTCAATAGGGGCAACGTTGGATGCCCACAGGGCAAGGTCTCTCTTTTCCGAATTAGGCTCTCTGGTCAGCCAGTTCAGATTGAACTCATCGTTCGTATCTGCTTTCTTCAGTACATCCAGAACATTCTCAGATATGTAGGAGCTGAGCTTGCCCGCGTCAAGAAGCTCCTTGCGTGTCCAGAGCGTGCGGGTAAACACACAGGTTCCCCGCTGAGTATCCGGACTGTCAGGAGAATAGGCAAAATCAAACGGGGATATGGAACGGAATACAGGAAGTACTTCCGTCTGTACTCTGGGTTTGTTCCTACCCCACGTCAGACGGGGGCTTCTCGTAATATACGGGCCGGTAAAAATCGAGTAAGGATATACCGTGAAGTAATGGAGGAAGTCAGACAGCGCCCTGTTAAACCCGCCTTCAGCACACTGGTCTTCCAACAGGGACATCATCTCATTAGCCGCTTTGTCCGCTTCTTCCTTCTCATGACGCAGAAGAAGCTGTTTCCCGCGGCGGATGAAATCAACCATCTGCGTGCCATCCTGAAAACGGTTCTCAAAGAACCCCTGCTTCAGAACGGTAAGAAGCATCTCACGGGACTCCGGAGAGATGCTCGGCCTCGGCGTAGCCATGATAACCCACGGGAGAGTTAATGTACTGCTGATTAATGCGTCACTAAGATAAGCGTTCGCTATACCGGTCTTGAGCGCGGTAAGGTTAACTATGGCGTTAACCCCGAGAGCGTCAGCTATCTGCTGGTCTGAACAGGACAAAACCCCGTTCTGCTGTTCCCAGCATTCACGGAGCACATCCCTGAGCCCTTTGCCGTTGACACGCTCGGTACTCTGCCACAGGACTGCGCCGTTCCATCTGCGGAGAACCTCTTTGCCCAGCCTGTCAGAGACATTGGAGGGAATATCCTCAATCTCCCTGAGCCAGTCTATACCATTGCTGTCTGTACTGGAAACAGTTTCGTCTGCCATTATTAGATAATCCTACGGAGAACATTTCTGCTCTCAGATAATTTACGGGCTACATCGGAAAGGTCGTCATCAGTGTAATCAATGCCCTTCTGTATAAGCAGGGCCGCATACTGAAGAGCATCCTGATAATGTGACGCTTCGTTCTTTTCAGGCTGGGGGGTATATACCGTACCGATAGAACCACTGGCCCTCAGCCTTCTGTACCGGTACTCATGCGTAAACCCATTAATGATGTTCTTACAGGATGGGCTTATGAGGAGACCGCCTGTATCAAGGTTGAGCATGTGCTCCACAACCTGAATACGGGCCTTCGGAGAGTTTGTAATCTCAGTAACAGCAGGTATGCCAGCTTCCTCAAAACGCTGTCGGGGAGTAATGCCTGTCCATGAGTCCCTCTGATTGGACGGGTCAATGGCCGCTACAACAGGATTCGTATGGTATTTGCCGCGGAGAAGCGGTATCAGCATACCGTAAAGGAAGTTCTCAAACCCTTCATTGTCAGCAAACAGCTCATCCAGTACACACCATTTGCCGTCCTGATTCTGAAGTATAACCGCGGCAGGATGAATACCGGACTGGTCAACGCCAAGCACAACCTCATGAAACATCATGGGCGTGAGTTCGTGGTCGGCAATATGACGGGAGGGGGAGAAGTTGGAGAATACTGGCTTGCCTTCCACAACAGGGACGTCAAGTAGGCAATACTGATTCTCTACAACGTCAACACGCCCGTTCTTGAGCAGGGTCTGTATCTGGTTGCGGTAGTACCGCATGCCCCGCTCTTCAGGCGTCATATCCTCAGGGTCGCCTTCTTCCTTGGCACCCAGATTACGGAGATTCTCCGCATCGGGGTTTACGTCAAAATGCTTCTTCCCATTCTCATCAAACCGGCGCAGAGCCGCAGGAGGCTGTTTCACAACAAGCCAGTTCGGCTCAGGATTCTTCATGTACACATCCAGCCATGAGTCGTGCTCAGGCTGGTTGAAGTCCATGATAATCCCACCCCAGTTTACGCCGCCCAAATCCTGAGAGGGGAAACGTCCGATACGGGTCTGTACAGCGGCAAAGACTTCCGGTGAAACACCGGTCGCTTCATTTATCCACGCAAACGTCCAGTTAGCGGAGAGAATCTTACTGCAATCCTCAGGGCCTTTCAGGGCAAACAGGTTGAGCTCCAGATTGACCGTAGTGCCATCCTGTAGAGGGATAAGATAGACGCCCCGAAGAGGAGCTACTGCGCCAGTAATATCTCCGCATTCCCGGGGCAGTACCTCAAGAAGGGACTTGCGGGTCATGGAGGTGAGTTCAGGATATGTGGAACGGATGACTCCAACACGGGAGTAGCGCATTCCATCCTTAGCTACAGGCTGAGCACAGGCATAGTAAAGAATGTCCATGGCACAACAACAGGACTTGCCACTGCCGTAAGGGCCGCAGAGCATCTTTATATACTTGTCAGATTCATGAAATCTCAGACCTGTAGGGGATGGGACGTAGTTAAACATTCGCGCTCCTGAGGTGGTCGAGCTTGTGATTCTTCAACCCTTCCGGTACAGGGATGGCCACACCTACATTAACCTGCGTATTAACTACCTGCTGTTCTGTATTCATAGAACCGGAAACTTTATAAAGAAGTTCAAGGAGCTTCAATGCTTCAGCGGGTTTCATGTTCTCATTCACCGCGTCCCGGAAGAGCTTTTCCGCAAGCGCCTGTGAGAGCGTCCCCGCTCTGTACATAGACCCGGCTCTGCTTCCCTTGGCCCTGAGCTGTTCCAGTGAGTTCCTGTACATGTCCTGAAATTCAGGAACAATAAGAATCTTCTGGAGGTCTTTTTCCGATATATTATAGGTATTATAAATAGTGTCAAGTTCCGTAATGGGTGTATCCGGAACCTGCATAACGGCGAGGTCCTGAGCAAGAGAAGCCCAGCGATACTGCGCTAACATGATTAGTTATCCGTCACTATTGTATAATGAAGTTGAACATAGGAAACTCTTATTTCCAGCGGCCTGTGGCAAGCCACCCTGTATGAACAATAGAGCCGGAGTTACCCAGCGTGCCAATTGAAAAAGCAGTATTGCTCACCCAGCCAACATCTGCAAGCGCGCGCTCTACATTAGTATCATGCGTTGTATAAACAGTAACGGTGCCACTTTTGAACGCCTGTGGAAAATAGACTCTTTTATTGGTAGCTGTAGCAGGTCCATTGAGCATGGCCGTTCCCCAGCACAGCTGAATCCCATTGTTATATCTTATATACCCGTCCCCACTTTCAACCACAGCCTCACGGTTAGTCACAAAGACAGCACCGACAGAATGGACCAAACCAAGAAATACCCTTTTGATAAAATCGAACATAGAAACTCCTGGTGTAGTATTATTCACTCAAATACCCGTTATCATTCACATAAATCCAATAACCATCATTGTACGATTTGTCAGCATCCGTACTTTTTGTCTTTTTATAATGAACATAACGTTTCGTTGTGTCGGTCATTTCAGGTATGCCGTACACACCATCTGATTCAAATAAATTAGGACCAAAATCCGAATGGTAATCATCTGTATCCAGATACAAATCACATGCGCCAAGATTGGGTATTCTAAAGGGTGGTACACCGCTGGCTTGATTAATGTGAAATTTACGAACGCCTTTAAACATATGAGGAGGAAGAGTTGTCAAATGATTTGATATAACTACACCGTTCATTGACAGGTCATAAACATTCTCGAATGTATAATCTCCTAGGTATTCTAAATTAGCTCTAGACCCGCGATAGTCATTGTCACGGAAAATACCCAGTGTAAAGTTATCAGTAAGATTGGTACAATTAGCGAACGTTCTCTCCCCAATTCTCTTTATGTTTATATAATGGAATATATCTCTTGCCGAGGTTAATTGGGTACAATTAGCAAAAGTCTCATTGCCTAGGGAGTTACATTTAATATAAGAGAATGTTCCAAAATTGCCATTAGTGGGACTTATTGCGGTACAGTTTTTAAACGTTGCGTTTCCTATACTATTTATAGAAGCTTCATAAAATGCCCAATGGATATTGCTAAGAGCTGTACAATCTTTGAATGTATTATCCCCACACTTATTCAACGTTGCGTTACTGAAACAATTGCTAACATCAGTAAGAACCGTGTTCCCTTCAAACCATCCATCGGGAATATCAGAACCCAGTACTGAATGGTCGTACAAATGGGAAATGCTGGTCAGCTTGGACATGCCCTTATATAGATTACCCGGGACTGACAAAGGCCCGGTAGTAATATAACTGAACGCACTCTCCAGAGTAGTTATCTGGTCGGCGTTATTATCGAACAGCCCTTCAGGAACAGACTTCAAATATGGGCATTTATAAAAACATTTGGCAAACCCGTCTCCCATCGTGGGGAGAGACGGAAGAACATCGAGAACGTCAGTAATGGTATTATGCTCTCCGGCTTTTATCCTAATACCAGAATAGTCGCTGCCTTTAGACATATGAGATATGACATACTCACCCGGATTAGCATACGTATGCGTAGCAAGAGCGGACTGGGTTGTCCTCGTGCCATCACCCCAGTCAGTAGTAATATTTGCCCCGCTGTCACTGTACATATAGTTAGATACAGTAAGATTTGATGTACCGCTTGCCTCGGTATTCACACAGATACGCCACGAACCTACCCTTTTGGTACCACCCAGCATCATTCTCTGTATGAGCATCTTTATCCCCCTATAGCACAGTGTAACCAGCGTGCTAATCAACCATATTAATTTTCTCAATTTTGCCCCGTATCTCAAGGATGTCAAGGTACTTCCGCATTATATCTGCCTGCATTCTCAGGAGACACAAAGGACAGTTAGGTGTGAACGTGAGCGTGCCAGATTCATATTTGGCTATCATAGCTGACAATCGCTCATACCGCCCGTGCAACTGCTTATATTCGTCAGCTACTCTTTGCTTCCAGTCTTCCATTATAGTCCTCCTATTTCACTCTCTGCCAGGCGTAAACTGATTTATAAGGCGGCATGTTATTATGAGGCTGATTTCCACCGGTAGCGTTGGTGTTAGCCGCTAGATAAATTTGCGAGTCATTAGCGCACAAACCATTCTCCAGATGCCCGGAAAAGTTATTATCATCTATGCCGGTGTACCGCATCAGTCCGTGTGTATGCGAAGGCATCTCATTAATGACCAGCTTATGCGTCTCTTCACCGCCAGTCGTCCCCGCCGCATGCTTGGGCCCGGCACACCACAGGAAAGTATCCTGTACAGGCTCCCATGTACCCCCGAAAAGCTCGTGCGGGTCCGTGGGCTTGGTAGAGGTGTATATGCTCCCAACGGGCCAGCTGAAGAGCCTGACTGATTTAATAAGCAATGCCGTGTATTGTACTAAATTCATTATGAAACCCTCTTCCATACATTCACAATTCGTGCGGGCGGCTGGACTGTATCACTTCTTCCGTAAATTGCATTAGACTTAGACGCAGACAGAGCTATTTTGACACGGCGTACTCCAGCTGTATTATCCCATGATGGGTTCATATGTTCGCCGTTGGAAATTTCTTTCCCTTGTGTAAATCCACCATAAACATCGTTTAGAAATAGGTTGTCATCATTCTTGCTCCAATTAACCCCTTGAAATCCGCCCTCAATATTCGGCAATCCCGCTTCTACTGTAGTACCTGCCTTATGGCTATCGTCAGAGCACTGTAAGACATACCTGCCCGTCAGCTTCTGCCACCCCCCCCCCGAAAAGTATATTAGGGTCATCCTCGGTTTCCGTTATGAAGTATGAACCAACCGGACGACATTCCAGAATTGTCTCCTTTTTCGCCTTAAGTACAGCAGTTTTAACAGCTAGGTCAATAACCTGCTGCAAGGTATGATTATCCATCGAGTGTGCCTCCTGCCTCTATATATGCCGCGCTAATGGCCGCATAGGCGTCATCAATCTGCTTCTGAAAAGCGTTATCAGCGGCCTCTCTGGCAGAAGCCTCATCAGTAACACTCTTCCGGATAGCAGTATCAGCGGACTCTCTGACGTGAATCTCATTGGTGAGATTGTTCCGAAGAGTAATATCAGCGGCATCTCTGGCAGAAGCCTCATTGGTGAGATTGTGCTGAAGAGCAGTATCAGCAGCCATTCGGGCGGAAGCCTCATCAGTAACCTTCTTCTGAAGAGCCGTATCAGCTGTCTCTCTGGCAGAAGCCTCACTGGCTATACTGTTTTGGAGGGTGGTATCAGCAGATTTTCTAGCAGAAACCTCATCAGTAATACTCAGGCGAAGAGCAGTATCAGCAGTCTCTCTGACGCTCTCCTCAGCGGCGATTCGGTTAGTCAGAGAGACAACTGTATCCTCACGTGCGAGAGGCACACCACCGGTAACACCATTCTGTACTACAACAGTATATTTTTCTGTATCAACGGTAATCTCCCCAACAGGGCCAGCGTAATCACTGTGCTGTTGTGTTGTACCCCTGTACAACTGTATAGGCTTGATAGTATTACGCATAGTCTGCTAACCGTTTACAATCTCAATAGTATTTATCTGGCTCAGCATACCAGAAACCATACCACTTTTGTAATGAGTCTCCATACTAGAGCCAGAGGGAACCACAATGAAGGCCTTTCTTTGACCAGACAGTGTTTTTACAGGAGACCCAGCCAGATGAATAGCAATGCCGGGGGGTACAGCCTGCATATTTTCCCCCTGAAGCGGGTGATTCGCATTCTGCTCGAACGTAGCGGGTCCGGTACTGAACCAGATGACATCGAACGTACCACGTCCCGGCGTGGTCTCTCCGGCCAGGTTAAGCCCGCTCACATTGTCAGCATAGTTGATATTCGGACTGTTGGCGAACCGCAGAACAGGATATGCCATCGCCTTATAATACCACTTACTTTTTATATCAATATCATATGGAGTCATGAATGTAGCAGAAGGAACCTTTGCGAATAAGAAAAGTCCCGTTATATCAACGAGATTCACGCAGTCATCGAACAGATTATACCAATTATACTTAACAGGCTGCCCATCATATGGTTTCTCGAATGCGTAAAACTCCCCAATAGTGGCAAAGTAAAAACAGGAGTTGATATTCTTCAGTTTGGAACACCCATCAAAAAGTCCCAGAATATTGGGTACAGAAGAAAAAGCAAACGTCCCCATAAGCGACTCTGCGGAAGTGTTCCGGAAAAGACCCTGCATGAGCCCATCACTTGTAGGATAAGCATTCGGGAACCATACAGGCATCTGGTTAGCAGTATAACCGCTAAAGCAGCAGTCAAACCTTGTGGCATTAACACAATTCGCAAAAAAGTCCGTGCTTATCACGCCGCCTTTCACACCACAAAAAGTATATCTGAACTCTTTGGCCGCACTGCACCCAGAGAAAAGAAGCAGGTCATTCGTAAGACTGAGAGAACTGCAATCATGAAAAGTTGAGTTAAATGTCTCAGCGTCAGTATTGTTACTAAACAAATCTGAAGGTATGGAAGTCAGCGCCGAACTTCCATAGAACAGATTGTCCATACGCTTACCGGTAGCGGTGGAATCACTATACGTAACATATGCGCCCCTGATAACCGGCATGGCATTATATATCGTAGTCAGATTAGTAGTATGCCCATAGGTAGGACTGACACTCTGACCTACTTCCGTACGAGACCACGTAGCAGGGAGAGCGTAAATCTTCACCCTGTACGAACCCGCGGAAGCATATGTATGAACGAACTCAGGATTCAAATCATGCAGGTCATCGCCACTATATGCCCCTTTGACAACAGACGTAGAGCCATCACCCCAGTCTATAATAACCTTGTCCGTATTTACGTAATGACTCGTCCATATAGGAATATATATAGATTTAGAAGAAGCATCCTCAGCTATCGTATAGCCCAAGTCCCACGACTCTATTCCCGCCGTACTG